ACACAAGCCAATTTAGTACAAAGTGATTTAAGTTTTACAAGTGGTTACTCTCCTTATGCTTTAGATTTTGATGGAACAAATGATTATATAGATTGTGGAGATAGTGATGATTTTAGTTTTGGTGATGGCTCAACAGATTCACCTTTTAGTGTTTCAGCTTGGGTAAACCCTGACGCTGTAGAATATGCAGGGATAGTAGCAAAATATGTGACTGGTGGTTGGGAATGGTTGCTTTATTTATTGGATAACAATTTTTTAAAATTTTTACTTTTAAATAACAACACTTCTGGTAATTCAATTGGTTTAACAACAGATGTAGCTATACCAATAAATACTTGGACTCACGTTAGTGCTACTTATAATGCTAACGGAGAACCAAATGGTATTGATTTATATATAAACGGCTCACTACAGTCTTTAGTCACTGAAAGTACTTCTGGAACCTATCAAGCAATGACTAACACCACTGCTCCTTTACAAATCGGAACTTGGAACGGTAATTTCCGTCCAATAAATGGACAAATTTCAAATGTTTCTATTTGGGATGTTAAACTAACACCAACGCAAGTATCGGAAATTTATAATGAAGGAGTACCTCAAAATCTCTTAAATCACTCTGCAGTAAGTTCACTCGTGTCGTGGTGGCAGTTGGGAAGTAATAGTTCTTTTAATACTAACTGGACTGTATTAGATGAAAAAGGAAGCAACAATGGAAATTCTGCAAATATGGGAGAAGATGCTATAGTAGATGGTGTTGGAAGTTATGCAAATGGTTTAAGTTCTGGAATGGGTGGAGATGAAGTTATTGGAGATGCACCTTACAGCACAGCAAATGCTCTTAGTGTAAATATGGATGTAGAAGATAGAGTTACAGATACACCAAGTTAAAATTTTAAAATAAATAAAAATGAATAATAGAAGTTATATAGTAATAGATTTAAGCGATACAGACAAGGTGCTTTTTTCTCAGGTTAATCAATCTTCTGCACAAAGTATGAGAAGAAACTTAGCAAACACTCAAGGATTACTTTCTTATAGTGTAACACCAAGTTTTATTTCAGATGGTTCTGTAGTGCCTGTTTCAGAGGTTATGAACCAAACAGAAGCCCTTGAATTATTGCAAACCTCTGCTTGGAGTGAGCCAATGCCAGAAGAATGAGAAAAGCTACAATACTAAAGAAATACAAACCTAAAAAAAAGCGTAAAGGAATACACGCTAAGACTAAAACGTCTACGACTAAAGGTTCTAAATTGTATGTAAAAAAATACAATGGACAAGGTAAATAATATAAATATGGATGACCACAGTTTATTAATAGCTTTAATCTCAGCTTTAGGAATTAAAGAAATTTGGAACATAATAAAACAGAAAATAGACATCGGAGCTAAAAGAGAACAGCGTCAGGATTCTCTACAAGCCCAGGTCATACTACAGCTAAAAGATAAAATAGAATCTTTAGAGTCTAGAATTGATGTGTTAATCCAAGAAAATACACAATTAAGAGAAAAACTTGCTAGAGTTGAAGAGCGTTTAATATTAAACGCAAAAAAAAAAGTCAATAGAAAAATAAAAAAAGATGAGGAAAATTGATAAAATTATAGTTCATTGTTCTGCTACTAGAGAAGGTCAAGACATACCTGTTGAAACTATTAAGAAATGGCATGTAGAAGGTCGTGGCTGGTCAGACATTGGCTATCATTTTTATATAGAATTAGATGGAACTATTAAAAAAGGTAGAGACATAAACAAGTCTGGAGCCCACACGATTGGAGAAAATAAAAGCAGCATCGGCCTATGTTATTGCGGAGGAGTTGAGGCAGACGGTAAGACACCTAAAGACACTAGAACAGCAAGTCAAAAAGAAAGTTTGTTAAGTGTACTTAAAACATTAAAAGCAATGTTTCCAGAATCTACTATTTACTCACATAATGAGTTTGCAAACAAAGCCTGTCCATCTTTCGACGCCACTAATGAGTATAAAAGTTTATAGGTGAAAAAACTTAAAGACACTAAAATAGGATTATTACTAAAAGAAAAAGCACCTAAAATTTTAGATTTGATTGGGGATGTTTTGCCTTCTAGTGGTACTATGGGAATATTAAAAAACATTATTTCTAAAGACCCTGACTTAACACCTGAAGAAAAAAAAGAATTACATAATAGAGTTATAGAACTATATAAACTAGAAGTAGCAGACAGAGACTCAGCTAGAAATAGAGAAGTAGAAATAGCTAAGGCTGGTGGTAGTGACTGGATGATGAATTTAACAGGTGTTGTTGGTTTGTTATGTTTTGTTTTTATAGTTTATTCTGTTGTATATATTCCAAATGTTTTGCACAATGAATTGTTCGTACATTTAATGGGAATGGTTGAAGGTGTTGTTATTGGTAATATATTTGCTTTCTATTACGGTACATCCTCAAAAAAGTAAATTAAATATTTTTATTATATTTACAAAAACCAATACTAACCCAAATTGAAATCTCATAATAAAAGGTGGAAAGACGGTGGCAATCCTCGCTACAGACTTAACCAAGACGAAGCAGAAATAATAAACAACTACAGAAGAGCCATTCAAGAATGTGAAAAAGAAGGGTTAGACCCTAAGACTTTACATAGTGGATGGATTAAAAACGACAACGCTAGTCTATATTTTAAACAACCTAAAGCAACAGAAAAAGACTTTAAGAAACTAGCTAAAGAAGTCATAGAAGAAGCTAAACAATATTCCCCTAAATACCCAAAACTAAATTATAAAAAATATACAGACGGACATTTATTATTTATGTGTCCTAGTGATTTACATATAGGGAAACTTTGTAGGTCTTTTGTAAGTGGTGAAGAGTATAACAACCAAATAGCAGTTACAAGGGCTTTAGAAGGCGTTAGAGGATGTTTAGCAAAGTCTCAAGGGTTTAACATAGACAAGACTATTTTATTACTCTCAGGAGACTTATTGCATGTAGATAATTTTAACATGACTACAACTAGTGGGACTCGTCAAGATAGTGACGGTTTACTAAGTGACCATTTTCTAATAGCTAAAAGGTTGATGGTTGAAATAATAGAAATGTTGTTACAAGTCTCTACGGTCCATGTAATGTTTACGCCTGGTAATCATGACAATACAGTGGGGTGGATGGTTGCTGAGTTATTAGCTGCATGGTTTAGACATAATAAAGATGTTACTTTTGATGTTAGTTTGCAGATGCGTAAATACTACAAGTACAAAAAGAACTTAATATCTTCCTGTCATGGTCATAAAATCAAGGCTGACACGTTGCCAATGATAGTAGCTGACGAATGTGCAGATTGGTCTAGTACTAAATACAGATACATGTTTACCCAGCACATACATCACAAAGTAAGTAAGCAATATCCAGGTTTGTGGGTGGAGTCTCTTATGTCACCATCGGAAGCAGACACTTGGCATCACACTAGTGGCTATCAAAGTTCAAATAACAAAGCTATAGAGTCTTTTCTATTTAGTGAGTTTGGACAAATTGCTAGAATAACACATCTATTTTAACAATCGTTTGTTAATAAACTACTAATTATTTATTTTGTTTTGTAATATAATTATATATATATTTACAATATAATTTTAAAAAATATAAAATGTCAAGAACAATTAACTATACTACTAGAACTTTTTACGTGCCAGCTGACAAGCTAGAAACATTAATTAAGTTCCAAAATAAATGCAAAGAAAATGGACACAAGTCCTATTCTGAAGTAATATTAAAACTTATGGAGGACTATAATGATGGATAAATACGAATTTTACTACAGACAGAAACAAGAATGGGACTACTGGCAAGCTAACCAAAGACACAACTTTTTAAGTGACAGACTGCTAGCTATTATTGACCAAGTCCAGTGGAATAAAGGTATTTTAAAAAGAGTTAAACTTAGTCAGAATGACCTAGAAATCCACAAAAATAGATTTAGTAATTTAATAACTGAAGTTGTTAAAATATCTATTGAGCTAAAAGAATTAGCTATCAATTACAATCCAAAGAGGATGAAACAATTAATAATTATATTAACCAAAATAAAAAATCACAACAATGAACCAATTGAAAACAGTTGACATAAAGGGCAAAGCCTACGTCACAGTAAACGAAAGAATCAAATATTTTAGAGAAAAATTTACAGGATATTCAATGACCTCTGAAATAACTCACATTAACGACAATGGAGTAATAATTAAAACAACTATCAAAAATGATGCTGGAATAGAAGTAGCGTCAGGACATGCACACGAAAAGCAGAACTCAACCTTTATAAACAAGACTTCTTTTATTGAAAACTGTGAGACTTCTAGTTGGGGTAGATGTTTGGCTAACTTTGGAATCGGTGTAGATTCTAATGTAGCTAGTGCAGATGAAGTAGCTAACGCAATTAAAAACCAATAAGATGAAAGAATTTAAAATAAGATGTTCAGCTATTGGTAAGATAATGACCAATCCTAGAAGTAAAACGGAAACACTATCTAAAACAACTAAAACTTATTTAGAGGAGTGGAGTAAAGAACAAATTTACAACCGTAAAAAAGAGGTGTTTAGCAAGTATATAGACAAAGGAAACGCTGTAGAAGTAGAGTCTTTAAGTTTTATATCTAAAGAATTAGACATTCCTAGTTTAGTAAAGAATGAAGAGTCTTTTGAAAATGGCTTTTTAACAGGAACTCCAGACGCTATTTTAGATGAATATATAATAGACGTGAAAAATAGTTGGGATTGTTTTAGCTTTCCTCTATACTTTAATAGTGTACCTAACAAAGACTATTATTGGCAAGCTCAAGGCTACATGGCTTTAACTGATATTGATAGGTATAAATTAATCTATACACTAATGGACACGCCTGAGGAGTTAATTCAAAGAGAATACTTTGGAGACGAAAGCACTGACTTAGTAGAGTTCGCTAGCAAATATAAATATTCTAATATAGACTCTAGATATAGAATTAAAGTGTTTGAAATCTATAGAAATGAACAGGACATAAGAAAGATTTACGACAGAGTTCAAGAGTGTAGGTCTTATTTAAAAAGCCTTTGGGTAGACTTAAACTTTTAGATTATGAAAAAATTTGCTATAATTGGAGGATTAAGTTTAATGACTGCTGGCAC